GAACATCGAGCGGCACGTCCGCGTTGAGCGCCGGGTTATGCCTCGCAGGGTCAAACGAAGAAAGGAGAAGCACATGAACAAGATTCGGAAGATGTTGAAGATTGCGCAACTGCGAGTGATGGCTTGGCTGGCTCAACGCTCGCCGTGCCTCGCTATGCGGTGGGGATTGGTCGGGATCATGGCTGCCGAGATTCAGGACGGCCCGGACAAGGGATTGCCGCTCGGCGTGGCATTTGCGTTGGATGCGGTGCGCAAGTCGTGAGGCATAACGCAAAAGTGAGCCGACCTGCGCCGCTTTTGGCGCAGGTCGGCTCCACTGAAGGGTTCGACATCACGGGCCACGGAGAAAAGACATGAACGAACTGACGCAGTTTCAAGCGCAAGCAGCCAGCATAACGCTGCACAAGCTACTTTACGGTGACAACTTCTATATCTCCGACCTCGACAAGCTGGCGAAGTTGATCGGGAAGGAAATTGGCGGGCGCGATTACGACGCGCTCCATGGGATGCACTGCATGAAGTGGGCAGAAATACCGGAGCCTCTACGTACGCAGGCAAGGGAGAAGGTAGTCGAACTGCTCGGGCTTCCGCCTATTGTGATTGAGGCGAAGAAGATGCCAGACATTCCACAACCGGAGCCGGAGAGTCGCGGAAAGTTGCGGCTGGCATTCTGGAAGTGATTCGAACGTGAAATATACCCCTAAATAGGTGCATAACACCCAACGAAGGCACAATTACACCAGTAGCAAACTAACCAAAGGAGCAACAAAATGAGTAACGATATTGAATTTGTTAACGGGCTAATTGTTAAGGCGCCGCATCAAAATGCACCAGATTTCGTCAAGGCGGCAATCAGCATCAAGGTGGCCGACCTGACTGAATGGCTCAGTGACCGCGACGAGGAATGGATCAACATCGACGTGAAAGAGTCGAGGGGCGGCAAGTGGTACGCTGCTGTATCCACGTTCAAGCCTAAGCAACAACAGGAGCAAAAGCCTGGCGCGAATGTGCCTGCGAGTGATTACGACGATTCAGGAATTCCGTTCTGATATGGCTCTTAAAAAGAGAATCACCCTCAACGAAACCATCAGGGCCAACGAGAAGGCCCTGAGAGGGCTTTGCTTCGCGGCAGGCAAGCCAATGCCCAAAGGATTCGATACGCCCGTCAAAGAGGTTAAAACACGTGCTACTGCGAAGCCACCGGAGTATCCGCTGGAACATGAAGAGCAAAAGAACTTCGTTAAGTGGTTTCACAAGCAATATCCAAAGGTGTTGATTTACGCTATCCCGAACTCTGCGATGCGCGACTACAAGCTGGCCGCCTATCTACGTGCTGAGGGTATGTTTGCAGGAATGCCGGATTTACATATTCCGGCCTGGCGCTGCTGGATAGAAATGAAGCGGCAGAAAGGTTCCGTTATCTCTGCTGAACAGAAGTGGTGCGAGTCATATCTGAAAGGTATCGGTGATACGCACTTCTTTGCATACGGTTGTGAGGATGCAATAAAGAAGATTAATGAGCTTAATAATTGATTAACAAATTTACTAAGGAGACATCATGACACGTGGAACCTATACCGCCAAACAGCTCGCTGATTTTAATTGCCGCTGCACCAGGTGCGAAGAAGCCAAGCAGCGGGAGCAGTTGGAAGCAGTTAAACGAGCCATTGAATCATTCAAAAAGGAGAAAAGCCATGTTTGAACTAAAAGTAGAACAACCTATTAACCCGCCGGAATTATCCCCAGAGGAGCAAGCCGCCGTTGATAAATTTGCAGAGCTGAAAGACGCTCGAATCGAAGAGGTTGTAGTCGACCGAATGCTTGATCTAGAGTACGTTATTGGCGCGGTGCTGACCTGTCTTGGGGATAATGTTGATACGCAAACCCGTATGGCCAATCTGCTCATGGGCCACGGTGACAAGAGCATCCACATCGCTAACCTAAAGCTGGATTGCATGGATGAGCTGCGGCGTCAGGCCAGAAAAGAAGCCGAGCGGGGGATGCTGTGAAATGCCTGATATATCCCTCTGCCAAAACAAAGAATGCCCCAGCAAAAATAATTGCTACCGATTTACGGCGAAACCGAGCGAGTTTCGACAACGCTGGGCTACATTCGATTTCGGCGTTGGAGTTTGTTGCGACAGCTACATCCCGAATGGTCGGCATCTACCAACGCAAAGCAGCCAGATAAAGGAATAACCATGAAAATTCATCAAGAAAATAATGGATTCAGCCCGATCGCTATCGTCCTTGAAACAAAGGAAGATGCGGTGGTTTTTTGGGACATGATCAACCGCGTTAAAAGGACGACCGATAAAGATGCAGAATACGAAATGGCGTTAGAAATATCAGACTGGCTGTCGAATGCGGCGCAACGAAGAAAGGAGAAGGAAATGGCAATAGGCCCGAACGTGGTTGATGACTGCGAAGGCATGACCGAGGAGGACTACTGGCGCGGAATGGACGAAGCCATGCAGGACGAAGAGGGCGACGAGCCGTTTTGCACTTGCAGCACCGGCCACGGAATTGAGGAAACGGACTGGAACCAGTGCGATAGTTGCGGGAAGCCGATTTACGACGAAGAACCCGCCGTCCCGCCAGCGCCGACTTTTGAGAAGAGTAAAAATGGCTGATCAAACAGAAATTTCATGGACGGACAGCACTTTTAATCCTTGGTGGGGTTGCACAAAAGTCAGTCCTGGTTGTGATCATTGCTATGCGGAATCTCTTGATCGGCGAACTGGTGGCGGCCATTGGGGAGCGGACAAGACGCCGCGCGTGATGAGCGAAGACAACTGGCGCAAGCCTGTGCGCTGGCAACGGATTGCTGAAACAAACAGCACACGCCGCCGTGTTTTTTGCGGATCAATGTGCGACTGGACTGACGACAAGAACGCACCAGACGGCGAACTCGCCAGGCTGTGGGACTTGATCCGAGCGACGCCGATGCTTGATTGGCAACTGCTTACGAAGCGCGCGCCGAACATTGCGCGATGCCTTCCAACCGATTGGAGAGCTGGATACGAGAACGTGTGGCTCGGCGTGACGGTTGAGAACCGCAAGCATGGTCTTCCAAGGATTGAGCATCTGCGCCGCGTGCCAGCCAAGGTGCGTTTTCTCAGCATCGAGCCGCTGCTCGAAGACCTGGGCGAAATTGACCTGACTGGTATTCATTGGGTCATCGTCGGCGGTGAATCTGGCCACGGCGCTCGGCCAATGAAAGCAGAATGGGTAGAAAGCATCAAGTATCAGTGCCAAGCGGCTGGCATAGCGTTTTTCTTCAAACAATGGGGCGGCCGGATCAACAAGGGAGGATGTCTCGTTGACGGTAAAGAGGTGAAGCAATGGCCTACGGTAACGCCGACTTTTGAAGGAGAAAGAAAATGAAGCCAAGAGACACACCAAGAACAAACGCATTGCTTACCGAGCTTTCTATTTTCAAAGAAGCGACATTTGAGTACATCGTTTCGCAAACTCAGCGCCATGCAGACTTCACGCGCTCACTTGAGCGAGAAAATAACTTGTTGATGGCCAGAATTCATGCGCTTGAAATGATTGAGGTCGCAGCCAGAAAAGCAGTCCGCGTGCGCGGCAAACCGATGGGGGAGGAATCATGAGGCAACCAAGCGAACTGATGAGCAAGAACTACTGCGGGCCGTCGAAGCTCATCCCTCTTTCCAATATCAAGAACGAGGACGGGTTTCGGTTTATTGGGATCGACAAGGACGGTGGCGACCATTACTGCATCGTTCGCAAGGGTGACGATGGCCGGTACTACATGGATAGCAACACCGTCGTGTATTCCGAACTGTGCGGATGGTTGCCGGACACCAAGACCCCCAACGTGGAGTTCAGCGGGACTCCGGCAGCATCATCGCCGGAGGCTCCGCTGGAACGCCGGGTTGGGGGTCGCCGTACTACCAGCGCCGACTTTTGAAAGGATGAAGGTATGAATAACGCGAATCACAGGGTGCAGGTTTCCGACCTGCTGGACGAATGGACAAACAACCCGAAGCAGACAAAGAACATCATCAACTGCTTGGTCGAGTTTCTCGCTGGTGATCTGTACTGGCTGAACGAGAACATTAGCAAGGTGGATCGCGAAACGCTTGTTGCCGCCGCAAAAAGGCTTGAACACAGCGAGGCCCCTAACGTGAAGTAGACACCTATCCATACAATTAAAAAACATTAAACAATAGATATATCCTGCCATGCCAGCATTTAAATCCGACATTTACATCACGATCACCACCGCCGGGAAATCATTCCGCATCGGCGGCGTTCGCCTGCCGAACAAACGACAACCGGAATCACAATCCTAAAATCATTTAAGAAAATAGTATAAAATCAATCAGTTATAAAATTAACAATGGCAAAAAGACACGTCAAGACACGGCAAAATTGGGGTGAAACTGCACAAAATCACGGCAGTCTTTCCGGCGGATTGACGATGGCATACCACGCCTGCCAGCCTGTTACTTGCTCGATGGCGTCGCGGCAGCGGTTGTAGTTTTCGCCGATTGTTTCGAGGGCGGTAGCGTCTGCAACGCTTGCGGCGGCACCCGCATCCAGGCGGGCGGGGTCGGCGGGCTGGCCGGTGGCGGCGGCATCGTGCAGCACGCGCCAAGCGCCATCGAGAGTACAGCGACGATCAGCAGGGATGGTGGTTGCATATTTTATGATCTCCTTCGTGATGATGCGGTCTTTGGGTTTTTGCGCGGCGCGGGCGGCTTCCAGTCGGGCGGATAGTGCATCGACGCGGCGCTGTTTCGCGGCAAGCTGCGCGGCGGCCAGGCGCTCGTCGTCGCGTTGCTCCTGGGCGATCTCACCGGCCATGGTGTGGCGGCCGTGCAGGTAGCTGCCCACTATCACCCCTGCCACAACCAGGACGCCTGCGAGCACACGGTAAGGCAGGGGGATCAGGCTCATCATGGCGCATCATCCGCAGCACGCGCGAGGTTGTCGGCAATGCGCCCGGCCCAGCCGCTGCCGAAGGCGCGCCAGTTGGTCAGGCGACGCATGAATTGCAGGCGACGGGCGTTGTAGCGCACGGCGGTTTTGAGTGGGTCGGCGGCCTTCGCGGCGGCGAGGGTGACGGGGCCGAGGTTGCCGTCATCGGCGACGCCTAAGGCCCGCTGTAGCCAGCGCACGGACTGCCCGACGCCGGAATTCACCGCGCCATCGAAAACTTGAAACGCGAGCAGGTAGGGCAGATCGTCGAATTCCGGCAGCCAGTAGTTGCGCTGGTAAATGGTTTTTGCAATGTCGGCTGGCATCTCTTGCATGCGCCCGACGTAACCGTTCGCGCGGGCGACGGTGAGCGTGATACCCCAGTTCGTCTCCCCACCGGGGTCGGCAGGATGGTTTGAATAGCCGCCCTCATGGCCTAATAGGGCAGTGAAGGCGCGGTCAAAATTTTTCATCGGCGTGGCCTCCGATCAAACAAGATCATGCCTGCGCTGGCGCCGAGGAAAAGCCAGACTGCCGGGCGGCTGTAAGTGGGGTCATTGGTAATCAAGTAGGCTAGCGCGGTCGCAGCGGCCACGCCGAAGGCAACGTAACTGTAACCGAACAGGGCGAAGTGCAGATTGCCGCGCGGGTGGGTTTTATAATATGCTTTGTAGACAACACACACGGCGCGCACCATCACCACCGTGGCCATGAGTGCTGCGAGTAGCATCAGGATGGCGTGGCTCATTTTTCAGCCTTCCCCGCGAACCACTGGCGCACCCAGGGCAGATGCACCCCGCCGCCAATGGCTGCGGCAACTGCGAAGCGCAGCGAGTCTTTGTCTATGGCCTTGGCCCATTCGAAATAAGCCACCATCGCGGCAACTGCCACGGGCGCGAAGATGCCGGATAAAAACGCGCTACCCGCGACGAGAAGGAAGATGAACAACGGCGTGCGTCGCCCATCCTTCGGCGGCACATGTAGCAGCGCCACCAGCCCGCACATGAATCCGATAATCAAGGCGTCGACGTGCAGCCCGAGAAAAACGCCCGCGCCGGTGGCAACGGCAGCAGGGGCAACGCCTGTGGTTGTAGCAGGTTCGGCCATATTAAAAATCCTTCGTTGGCAGGTTGTACTTCGCGGAAATGTAGCTGGTGAAACAGCGATACTCATCGCCTATCTGGGAAAATAGCGTTGCCGCCATGCGGAACACCCCACCGATGGCCAGCGGTATGACATGATCAACCTGCCACCCCGGACACGCCCCCACATACTTACCCGTCGCTGGGCAGGCGTGAATTCGTCTGAACGCAGCCTTCGTTGCATAGCTGCGCTCTTGCCGGGTTTCACAGACCCGCGAGTCGGCTGCGTAGGAGTAAATCGGGAACGCCAGCAGCGCCACCAGTGCCGCCCAACCGAGCAACTGGATTAGCCAGAAAAACGAGAACACCAGGCTGATGCCTAATTTCTCCTTTGGCGGCTCCGCGTGGCGCTCACCAACTCGGTACTCCACGTCTCCGATGAACAGCGGTTCCATGTGCAAGCCGGGTGTCTTATCCGCCGGTGCAAAATGTTCCACTGGCAGGTCATCCGGCAGCTTGCTCGCCCACATCGAATGCAGATAAGGCCCCGCGTGCGAGCGTTGCAGGATCAGCACGCCGCCGCGCCTAACCGTGCGCCAAATGGCGAAGATCAAACAATTGCTTCTCATCGGATTGCCGCCATTCTGAATAATCCCCCGGTCACATGAAAGAACACCTCGAACATCGCCCACCACGCCAGCACGCATGCCGCGCTAAGAATCACCCACAATATGACAAGCCCTGCGCCTGAGAGTGGCTTATTTTCCATGCCTCATCACCAAGATTAAATGTGCTTACCAGATGGGTCGAAATCGTCGAGCAGCTCGCTCGCCATCCAGCGGGTGAGCGTCAGCCGCCAGCCGGTTGCGCCTTTGGCGTAGCGCTTCAGCCTACCCGTCACGAGTTCGCCTTTGGATGCGGGCAGGTCGAAGCACGCCACCGTGAACACGGTGAAATTCAGCACCCAGTCCAGCACCAGCCCGGTCGCCAGCGTGGGATAGCCAAAGACCTTCGCAGCGGGTGACAAGCCAACGGTATCGCTCACCCGCTTGAGATTCATCACGGCCTGGTAATACACCCATGTGGCGTAGACCAGAAGCAGGGAATACCCGACGATTGAGATTATTTTGGCCATGTCATCCACCTACCACACGATGGCCGCGACTTCTTCAGCCGTGGCCGCCGCTGCGAGCTGCGCCTTGAGCTGCTGGGCGTGGGCGAAGTTCGCCGTGCCGGTGGCCACCATCGCGGCGTAAAACAACTTCCATGCAGCGACGTCGGCGATCGGATAGTAGCTGTTGTCAGCGGCCTTCCATGCGCCGGGAAATTCCGCCGGCAGCGCGCCATAGAGTGCCACGTAGCCATTCATGCCGTCGATGTCCGAGCGCGAGAGCGCGTCGCAGGAGAATAGCTTGCCATCGTGCGGGAAAGTGTTCGTGTTCGCCGCTGCGCGGGCGAGGTTGATCCCGGCGTTCTTCGCCGCTTTCAGCTCATCGAGCGTGGGCGGCGGTGGTGCAGAAAGCGCCTCGAATTCCTCTTGGGTGATCTCGACGCAGCCTTCCGGCAGCAAGTGCTCGAAAGCCGCATCATCCAGAAAGTGCAGGGCGTTGGTTTTGTCTTTGTAGTGGGGCATGTTCATTACCTCAATTCATAAGTGGTGCGGCTGGCGATGTTGGTGTCTGTCAGTACATACGAGGCACCCGGCGGAATGACGGCTGTTCCGCAGCCTGCGCCTGTACTGGTGAAGCCATACGCGGAAGCGATAAGCCCTGCTGAAGTACCGTTGACTGTCAGCGCCACTTGCCCAGTGTTGCTCGCGGTCGATGTAATCTGAACCTTGATCTCAAGCGGACTATTTGTGGTGTTGTAATACGTTGTCCCGGATGTCCTTGTCACAGCTTGCCACGTCTGGCCAGTGCCGAGCAGCCCCGGCGTACCAATCGCCTGAATCCAGTTGCCGCCGTTGAATACCAGCGTAACCGACTCGCCTTGACTCAGCGTGATGCTCGTTGCGCTGAGCAGCCCTTTGGCGTAAATCACTTGTGAACCGGCTCGCGCAATGGTGCAGATTCCGGTGTTCAGGTTGTACACGGTGATCGCATCGTCGACGACGGCCGTCCCTGAAAGGGTCAGCGTGCCAGCGGATGCGCTGTTGTAATACAAGGGAACGCCGACATGGGTTCCATCGAGCGTTGCCGAGGCGGTGAATGCGATAGGCGATTTCGCTTTGATGGCGGCACTACTTCCGCCTATCGGATTCATCAGCACCCAATTCGTGCCGTCATTGTAGATGTCGCATGGATAGTTCGCTGGCGCCTGTGCCGAAGTAACAAACTGCGTACCGATCACTGGGTCGTAGTAAATGAAATTCAGCGCGGCTTGCCCGGAAACAGCCATCGTCACCGCGCCAGCAATGGGCGCGGTGTGCAAAACTGCCATGAACCGTTGCTTAGCGGCGTTGGCAGTAATAGCCGGTGTCGGCGTCAGGGTGAATGCCGTGCTTGTGCCGCTTGTGGTGAAGGCGGTTACAGTTTGATTTTGAATATCAACGGATCGAACTAGACCGCTTGCATATTGATACTTCGTCACAATCCAGTTACCACCCCCAAGACTTCGCGCTTCGTACCGATCATTAGCCGCAGTAGTGATATTCGCATTTCCAGGAAGAATTAGCGAAGTTGCATTATGTGTTAACGTCAAGACGCCAGTGAAGCGCCCCTTGCGGTTAATACCCTCGGCTACTATACCGAAACCAGTGATTGTGGCAGTTCCTGATATATCGACATTCTCTGACGCCGCAGCACCAATATCTGTGGTTGTAGCAGATGGCACAATAACCGTGGGGGCTGCAACAGTCCCGGCGTAAAGCTGCGCGATAAATGCAGCATGCGCCCGCTGGTAATCGTCAATCGAACTAGGCACATCTACTGCGCCATCAGGCGAGTTAAGCGATGCGGTTGTTGATAGTTGCGATATTAAAGTGGGGACTGGCATAGTTACTCCTAATTAAGAAGGCCGCTAGTGGATTGCCTGCGGGTGCTGGTTGGTTCGTTGAGCAAGCCGTCATTGTTCCTTTGCGATGCTTCTTGCGTAACGCGAACTGTTTTCGGGAATTTTGCGTCAATCATGGCTTTCATAACCTTGTTTTGCTGAGACGTTGGCAGTGTATTTAATGCGGCATTGGCAGATTTTCCGCTTTCCATTGCTTTGTACACTTTCTCCATCGTCTTTCGGTTTAGCATTCCCTCTGTCACGTCAAGCGCTTTGTTGCCGAAAGCGAACCAATGGTTGATAAGCGCCGGAAGCCTGAAATTTATCGAGTCTTTACTGAGAATGTCACTTAAATTTCCTTCTCCACGAGTTGCTCGCGTTGCCAGATCAGCGTCACGGGAAAGCTCTTTTGCCACTTTCTGGATTGCCGCATCCTTGCCGCCCATCTGAAAGCCGAGAACAGGAGCGCCGACAGGGAAAATCTGCTTGACCAAATCAGGTTCGTTCCCCGCAGCAAGCGACATCAGTTTCGCCTTGTCCTTGTCGAACAAACCAAGTGCCACTGCATTCATTTTCTGCCTGTTAATATCTTGCATACCGGCAGACCACTCATTCATTGCAGGTCTCCACCCTGTCCCTCCAGCAGATTCAATCGCGTCATCAAGATATGATTTCAAACTATTTACAGTTTCCGCCATGCGCTCCTTTGGTATCCCAGGAGTTCCTGACAACGCCTTCTGAACAACAAAATCAATGTCTGTTTGACGAATAGCTTGCAAAGACCTCGCATCAAGTTGCCCGCCATGCTTCGTCGTTAACTCTTTTACCCTTTGAGCAATTCCCTTTAATACATCCTCATTTAGAAGAATGTCCCCCTTTCCTGGGGTCATTATTTCTTTATTGATTTTTGAAAGTAATCTGTCTCCGCTTATTGGTTTGAATCCATGCTTGGCAAGGCTATCTGCCATCATCTGAGAATGCCTTGCCTGTTCACCAAGGATCAAGCTGTCATCAGCAGATTTCTGTGCAACCCGTTCTGCACGTTTCGATAACTCATCAGCGTAGCTGTATCTGCCAGCGATTCGCGGCTGTCCTGCCACAGGGTAAAAATTCTGCGCCAAATCGTCAGCACGATTACCAGCCGCCGTAAATCTCCGAACGTCCTGAACCTTGTCAGCAGCAGCGCCAGCGAACCTATCCGCTTGTCCTTGTAGGCGTGGGAGGGTCTTGCCTGCAAGGTTTGCAGCGGCCAATTCCTGTTCGAGTTTCGGCCCAACGTTTGTCGATAGCGTTCCTTTCGTACCACCCTGTGCAAGGATAGCCATTTCCTGATTTGGCGCACCGGCAGCATTTTCAATAAGCCTGCGCTGCGCTGCTGCTTCATCAAGAATATCGGGGAAGTTTTGCGACCGTTTCCTTTGCGCGAGTGCACCTAACGCGGCCCATGTGTCGCTTTTTTCTCCAGCCGCCGCCCGTGCAGCCGTGAGTTCTGGATTTGCAGCAGTAGCGCGGTTGATGCCTGCCAACTTTGGCCCCGCTACATCGCGCAACATTTTCCCTGTGCGAATATCAGTCACTCGGCCTTTGGCAAGGTCGGTAACATATCCCGCAGATTTTGCTGCGACAGATGGGGCAACAAAAGGAATTAACGAGCCAACAACAGCGCCAGTAGTTCCACCGAGATCATGCCCAATTTCACCGAACAAACCAGACGCCCCGCCTACTGCCATCTGTACGGCTTTGCCGGGAAGGCTCACAGCACCTTCGATTGCTTTTCCAGCATACCGTTCAGGCGTAGATTCTGGTCTGTAAAGAGGCGTTCCTGTCGCCTTTTCTACGGCCTTGATGATGTCCTCTTTGCCTGCCGTAACGCCCTTGAAACTGCGTTTCGGGGCAAGGCCAAAAACATCACCAACGGATGTTATGCCTGACTCAAGCAGCCGGATTGCGTCACCTGGAAGCCCGGCAAGGCCTGCTACACCACGGATGATGGACGAACTTAGAAGGTCTCCAGTGTTTTCGGGCTTGGCAGAAGTCGGCGCTGGTGATGCGGTATCCCATTTGACCATGCGCGGATCAATATTAGGACTCTCCTCCGCATCCCACTTGACCATGCGCGGATCAATTGGCATATTCAACACTCCCATCTGAATACTCCACTACGGTCTTACCACCATACATTCCTTTGCGCACAACAGCTCTATCACTCTGTGTCTGCTGTTTGTCTGCTGATGCCGTGCCTTTCAGTACTTTAATTTGAGAACGCTTTGTTTTAATAAAAGAACGCAAAACAGCATCTTTTTCTTCGGGAGATGCCTCTGGATCGCCAAGTGTTGTCTTTAGAGATTCGCCCTCTTTTTGAGTGAATTGCGCGCCGAATGTCTGACGCAGCAAAGGGAGAACTTCGTTATCCACTTTGGAGATATATTCTTTCCTTGCAACAGCTCCAGGCCCTACATTCCCACCAATCTGACGACGCACTGAATCAGCGGCTTGTCCTACCTTTGTGTAAGTAGCTTTTTTACCCAATACGCTCAATTCATTGACGACATTCTCCAACCCTGGCAGCGATGATTCTGAAGATTTCAATTTCACAGCAGATTCACCTGCTCCTTTACCTATTTCAGTACCTTCCGCTTTAGCACTAGAAATTGATCCTTGAATAGACGGACTGAAGTTTGCAGCTTGCTTTCCTCGTGCGTCTGTTATCGTTCCCCAGATAGTGCGTCCGTTATCATCAACATAAGCAACAGGGGCCATTGGCTGTGCTGGGGGGCGGCCAAAAGATGCCTTTGTTTTTTCAAAATCAGCGTAGGCAGGATCAATCGAAACTTTACCATCTTGTCCTTTTTGCACATACCAAGGCAACGCGGATTCTTTAGATACAGGAGCTCCAATATCAACACCCGTATTCGCCCCTGGTGTTATCCATTTTTGCATCGGGCCTTGCGGAGTTTGAACAGTAACCAATTGCGGGTCTTTGACAAGCGACTTTACAATATCGCCTCCATATCCAGCCGCTGCCAATGGACGCAGGTTCTCAGGCAATGAGGCTTCAAATGTTGATTGTCCAGTAGCCTTCCGCTTTGCCTCATCCAACTGCATCTGTTGCACTTGCTTCTGCATGGCAAGACTGGCATCCTTATCAATCCTATCTTGTGCCTGGCCGTAGCCCATCAGCCCAGCTAGACCGGCCTTGCCCATTGAGTTGATAGGCTCACCACGACGAGCAGTTGCAAGACCACCAAAGGCCGCTGATAGCAGTCCTTGGCCCTCTGGCGTTTTGACAAAAGATGAGAATTCGTCGAGAAGGCCCATTTTAGTATCCTCTCATTGCTCTGTTAGTTTGTCGCTTCTGCATTTCTTCCTGCGCACGTTGTGCATCTGTAGATTGTATGCTTTGAAGCAATCCTTGCATCTGTGGATTCGAGCCATTGCCAGGTACCATCACTGGCGATGCTTGTATAGGAGGAGGTGGTTCTTCTTTTGTCATTTGTGCAACCGTCATTGCTGTGCCAGCGGCATCTGCAACTGGCTTTGCATTCCCTGCAACCTCTTTGGCTGTAGATAGTACCCCATCATACCAAGGAGCAGGAGGAGCAGCAGCAGCCGCATTCAATCCAGGTACGGCAGTACCTGTGCTTAATCCAGGTACGGCAGTGCCTGTACTTAATCCAGGTACGGCAGCCGCCCCAAGCTCAGCGGGAGCACCAGCAGCAGCGGGAGACAGAAGCCCTCCGGCAGCACCCATACCAGCGCCCATCAATGCGCCTTCAAGTGGATTCTTCTTGTTGGTGAGCAGCCCAATGCCGCCACCGATTAACATGGGTGCCATGAGTGGGAACATTTATATGAACTCCTGTGTTGTAAGTTGTATCATTTTCCACCTCCACTTTGACTGCTTTGCGTACTTGAAGATGACCCAAGGTTACTACCAAATACCCCTGACATCGCACCAAGCTGTTTATAGGGAAGATTCGTCTGATCCTGATACTGCTGATAGTTAAAATCGCGCTGCTGCTGATTTTGATCCTGCACTACCCCGCCAGCTTTCATTAATTGAGCTGCATCGGTATAGGCTTGGTTCCCAAACTGTTGAGCCATTCCAATGCCCTGCATCTGTCTTGCACGGTCAGCGTCGTAGGCACCACCATACATACTGGTTGCAATGTCGCCCATCGACTTCTGCAAATCCTGCTGTGAATTGCGGGCTACTTGCTCAACCCCACTGTTTCCAAATGAACCCGAATTGACGCCCATTCCGGTTAGTTGCGGCGCGACCGAGTTGGCGTAGTTACGGGCCACCGAGCCTTGCGCCTGATTGACCATCGCATCCAGATAGGGATTCGTATTTCCACCAGCAATAGTCTGGTTAAGTGCACCCTCTGCATTGTCAATCGTCTGAGAACCGCCAAGAGCGCGGTCAACAGTTGTCCCTAGCCCAAGGTATTGCGTCGGGTTAAGGTCTTCATACCGCTGTTGTGTATATGGCTGGAATCCCTGATTGCTAAGATTGATGGCTTTGCTCGTGTAAGCCGATGCAAGCGGCTTAAGCTCATCAGGAATTGATTGAATTGTTGTTGAAGTTCCACCTCCACCGCTACCACCGCCGCCGTTCAACCTGCGGCGTCCGTCAGGTGAATATCCGCTATGCTTGCTGAACATAATTAAATCTCCACTTCAAGTATTCTGTAAACAGGCTTGAATCCGCAAAGCCCAGTGTATAACTTTTCCTGTGCAGGTTTTGCTGCACAGCGTATGACTGAACATCCAAGTAGTTCAGCCATATTCTTCAATTCAGTAAAGAACATCTCGAAGTGTGCATTATGCGCCACAAGGTTAGTTATGTGAAGAACGCGCATATTTGGTAGAAGATCAACGCGAAACACGCCCCATCCAACCGTTCTATCTTCACTGTCCATCCTAACCAACTGCCTTTCACCACGCCCAAGTAGCATCTTGAGTTGATCGCCAGTACATTCACTTTCACATGCTTCGACAAGACATGAAGCCCCATCGCGCCAAGCGAAGTCGATGTGCTGTGCTGGTACTTGGATGAGTTGCATTGATCGCATTAGTTTCCAGTTAAAAATCGTTTTTGCACAAATGTTCCAGGGGTTCCCGATGCCACACAAAGCCATCCTTCAATAACGTATTTATTTGGAGTCGTGCCAAGCTCTGTCGGGGCGCTATTGGTAACAAAGTCACCCTGCTGATAAGTCCCTGTAGTTGGGGTAGATGACTGTGCAGTGTATCGCGCCGCAATACGCCCCTCGCTAAGTTGATTAACCTGCGCGGCAACATTACGCAATACTTGCGTCAAGATAGGATCACCGACAATTCGAGGTGTAGTTGATAGCTTCATCGTGTTCCAACCGCCTTGAATGTTGCCTTCATACCAGTAACGGTCACTGGCCCGGTAAAGCTGATTTTAGCCTTGTGCCACCTTGCAGACTTGAGCATATCAAACTTGCCATCGTTGAACGTTCCAGACGGGCCTGAAATCATGCTTCCACCGCTCTGCATGGTGCTGAATGATTGAGCTGTCGCAGTTGTTGGTTGTGTCTCATAACGCAACCTGATCTGCTGAAGCAGCGTCACGGCGTCGTCATCTCCGACATCGCCTGTCGTCATTGAACTGCTAGTAGAGTTGCCCGTCAAGCTTTGCAACTGGTTCGACGTATCGAACACGGACATTGCACGCCCGCCAGACAGCCAGTATTGTGAATCGAAAGGAATGTTCGGCAATTCATTGATGGTCGCGGACACCGCGTCCAGTCCATTGATTGTTATGCTTGAAGCCGTATATTCCAGTGCCACCTGAATTGCTCTATTTGCCCTGCCCCATCGCTTTGATGTGACGTGATAGACAAGCGCAGAATCAAGAGTGCTTGAATTGGTGGATGGATAAAATACCCAGACAAGGTTTGTCAGTTTGTCGTAGGTGCAAATAATTTTGTATTTGTAACTCGGGGCGCAGTTACTAGCGAACCACTGCCGCAACACGCCGTCAGCCAAAGGCGTTGGGCGCGTGCCGTCAAACAGCCAGAAGTTATCTTCGCCAACAAAGAAATGCGTGCCATCCAGATCGCACCACGCATTCCTTCCGATGCACCCGGCATTCCCGCCGATGACCTGAACCCAGTCCCAGACCACAGGCGCGCCGACATATTGCCCAAGATACATCGAGCGATTCTTGTAAGCCACGGCATATTCGCCAAGTTTGCCACCGGCTATGATCTGTCCAGCCGTTGCCACCAACCGCCCACTGGTAGCCTGCGTTGCCGTTGATGGCGTCCAGCTGGTGTCATCATAAGCCGCGCAGCAATGCCATCCATCAGGCTTTTCAGTACCGTCATTGACGTTGAGCGCCATTACGAATGCGCCAACTGAAAAGATGATGCTTGCCTTTGGGGCTGTAGCAATGTCAGCGAATGCGCCCGTAGTTGACCGTTGGATAATATCGGAACGATTGGCTGCCAAGGTCGCATCTCCAAACTGCGTTATTGCCCAGTTCGATTCCACGCCACCCGTATAGTCTCCAACGCGCGTGCGGTCAGTCCATGTTCCGCTGCTAAGTTCGTAAAGCTTTGTCGCCGTTCCAGCAATCAGGCGACGCGTCCCATCCAGCTTTGTGACAACCGATGCCCCCTGGCAGGCCGCAGCCAAGGCAGGAACGCCGGACGGCGTAACGGCAGATGGTGCTCCGGTCATGCCAACAATATTCGGGATAAGATTCTCGCAGTCAGTCAGGATTCCCGGTGTTGTCTTGTCTGCATCTGGAGCGAATCCTGCAATCTTGACCATTAACGCGCCCTCGCTACTAGCGGCCCGGAATATCTCTGATCATTCCCTTGCAGTTCGTTGACAACCGTTAAGAACCGAGATTCCCATAAAGCTGGATCATTTCCTGAATAAATGGATGCCTCAATAAGAGAACCAAAGAGATAGATGCTGTCGGATGAATCTGATAGCCAGTTGTTTGTTGCTGTCGCCAGTGCAGGGATTTTCTGATACAGCACACCTGTAACGCTACCGCCACCATTAAGCCGCAATGAGGTTCCTTGCCATGCGTAATGCGTTGCCAATGCGTTCGTTGGCATTGCAAGCACAGCCTCAAGTGACTGAATTTTTAGTGGCTGATCTTCGTATCCATCCGGCCACAACGTTTTCACGTCAAGCGTTGTTGATGGAAGCGAAACCAGATTATCTACAATCGCAGTAGGAGTCAGCGTGACTTCCATGCTGCGCACTCGCAAATGTCGGTTAATCCGTTCTTCTGCCAATAGGATAAAGTCAGGAATTACCGCTGCAAGATCGTCACGGTTAAGCCATGAAGCTATTTTCGTTTGTAGTTGGGTATAGTTCATTTGAGCAGTTGGTAAAAAGTCATTTTAGCAGTTTGCTAAACGTCACCAAAGCAGGATTTTTCTTCAGAAAAGTTATTGTTCGCTTCTTGTCCAAAGATCCATCCTGTCGCATCATCTTACCAAGTTCTGCCATCGGAATGAACCCAACGTGGCGCATCTCTCCCCATCGTTGCCCCTCAGTTGCTTGCCGTGCATCTGCTGCGGCCTCAATGAATGGCTGCGCGTCGTATTTCTTCTCGATAACAGTCCTGCCATCAAGCTCATGTACACGAGAGCTTATTCCAGTTACCGGGTCATAATCTGTGAATACAACTGTCATAATAGAACCTCTTAGCCTACATGGATTTATCCCCGGAGTTTCCTCCAGGGATTCCTTATATTACTGATACAGATTACGGAGTAAGGTTCTTGACAGCCGCTTGGGCAGTTTCGGATGTAACCACCAGGCAAGCCTCAGCAGAGACAAGCTCTTTCTCAGTATGTCCAGTTTTCGCCAAAGGCTCGGATTTGAACCCACCGAGATAGGCGATCCCCATATATTCAGGGTTAAGGACAAAAGCTGTGGTTGCGTTTGCCGTGGCCTGAACGTAGTTTGGAACGGCGGTCAGTTCACCAAAGTCGCTCATATACACGTCTGCTCCACCTACGATCACCCCTTGCTTCCCCTTTGCCACTTGATAGCGGTTAACTGCAATTCCGGCAAAAGCACTGAATGTACCCTTGTGCGAAGGCGTCAGACTGATTAGCGAAGGGAATTCACCCGAAGCCGTATAGTTTGACTGCAACACGGTTTTCAGCAATGTCTCAGTAAACGCCCGATTAGTACCAGCAGTTTGCGCGGTAGTAGCCAAACCGGACGTATGAGCCGGAGTTGCACCAGCGCCACCATGCGAAATGTTGGTATAGACCATCGCACCAAGGCCAGCAGACTTTCGAGCAGTAGTCGAGTTACCTGCCACGGCCACGTTATCCGATAGAACCATTGCTTCAATGTCTCGCTTTAGCTCAACCATCTTTTTCGATATTTGATACTTCATCTCTGAACCGCGACCTGCCGACTTGGTTTTCTCCTGCGTCGCGGAAACTACAGCAACCTTGTCGAACAGTTGCACAGTGTTAGCAACACGAGAAGTTGCGGTCAGTGCTGTACCAGTTCGGTCATCGCCTTCAATAACAGCGTTGTCTTTATCTGGCGTAGCAAGTGAATCACGCTGCCACTCATGGAGGCGTTGCGTGGCGGTAAATCGGCGAATTGATGATACAACCGGCGTTTTTTCCGGCGAAACCATATAAATCTTGTCCTGCAAATCTTCCCTGTTGCCAAGTGCGTCATAACTGTCAAATGTATTAGTTGGCTGTGCCATGATTTGTTTCCTTTATAAGAGTGCGGCCAAATCCTCTACTCGCCCTGATTTTTTGAGGCGGTCGAAAGCGGCCTGATTCGATTGTTTTGACCTTGCGACCTGCGGCGTAATTGCCTTTGGCGCCTCAGTCACCTTTTTCATTGCCAATGGCTTTTCAACCTGCAACGAACGCCATTTCATCGCATCGTGCAGGATATGCACATAGCGCGAATCCACAACGGAGTTCAATTCATTATCAGTTAGCCCGTATTCCTTGCCAACAGATTTGATTTTTTCAGCAACCTTCATATCAAAGTTCGGAAGTCTGGCTTTCAGCTTTGTCTGTTCCTCGGCAAGAAATTTCTGCCTGGTTTGCTCTGACAGATTTTGCGCTTGGGATTGAGCCTGCTGTAATTCGCCATACTTCTGCTGTGCTTCGCGCTGGAGCTGCTGATAGGCCAGATTGAGTTTTGTGGCTTGCACCGGATCGGCATCAACAAGATTCTGCCAGTCGATTTGTTCGTACTGGGATAACTTGTTCTGAATGTCGCGTAACTCAACTGCCTTGTCGAATGTCGCTGACATCAACGATTCACGCTGATTGAGCAACTCAACACGCTCCTCAACTGATTTGCGTTGCTCAGCGACTTCCTGCGTTTTTTGTGTGTAGTCAGCATTCTTCATCAAAGCGCCCTTCAACTCCTTGGGTACTTTGTATGTCTTGCCTTCATACTCGACTTCTTCGTCATCTTCCGGCTGCGTTTCGGCGTCGTCCTCGCGGACTTCCTCATCACTGCCTTCATCTGGCAATTCGTCGGTCGTATCCAGCAAATTGGCTACATCATCAATCGACACTTCCGATTCTGGATTGGTGTCTTCCGCTTCATTCATTTAAGTACTCCTTTGGTTAGGCCATCTTCAGGAAAGACCGCAACTTGCTTTCTTTCTCAAATCTGGCGAACTGGTCTGTGGCTAGCTTGCCACTTTCTACATAGCCTGTCAATATGTTTCTGAACTTTTCTATAGTTTTTGCTAATTGCCAAAGCGCCTCTTTTCCTTCTTTATCTCGCGCAAGTCGGCA